GCTTCGAATGTACCTTCTGTGGTACGAGCAAATGCACTTGTGGTCGCACTTTGCAGTACGGTCAATGCAGCAGAGCTAACAACCGCGTAGTTACCAGCGCAACGACGTGTGCGTTGGGCGATCAAGTTAGCAACACGGTTGATCAGAACTGCCAAAGCGGCGTGTTCGTCACCAACAAATGTAGCTGTACCAGATACAGTAGCTTGGTTGTATGTAAACTCAGTTGCAGCAAGAGTGCGCAGGCTCAACAGGATCTCTTGGTCGATTTCAGCTGTAATTTCTTGAGCCAAAGCTGCCATGATTTCTGCTTCTACATCAATGCCGTGCATTGCTTGTGCGTCTTGAGCTGCTTCAAAAGTCCAGCGAGCTTGCAACTTACGTGTTTTAGCTTCAACAGCCTGCTTCAGGATTTGAACGCTGATGTTACGACCACCAGAACCTTCAAGAACCGAAGTGTCAGCACCAGTGTAGCGAGTCTGACTTGCGCCAGGAGTACCGCCAGATACTGTGGTTGCCGAAGAGTACGCTGTTGCAATCTTGAATGGTGACAGTGCTTCATCGCCAGCAACTGTTGAGGTTGCAGCAGCCGAAGTGTCAGTCATTGAGCTTGCATAACGTACACGCAGAGTGTGAATCTGACCAACTGGACCGGTCATTGGCTGAACGCCAACCAGTTCGTTAGCAATAACTGTTGGCATCACACGACGGATAACCGGCAGAATGACGCGATTCAGTGTTGCAACATTACCAGCGGCTGTGCTACCAGCAGTTGCATTTTCTTTCAAATACCTACGAGTGTTTTAGAGAATAACACCCATTGTGCTACGACGTGAACCTTTGAGGCCTTCCATGAGAGCGTCTTTGGTTTCGTCCCAGCGGCTTTCGAGTAATTCTTGTGACATTTAAGTCTCCTTATATTTCTTATAGCCCAGCCAGTCTCTTGATGTCAATTACATTGCTGCGATTGTCATCTTGAGCTGAAACTTGCTTATTACCAGTTACTTCGCTAACACTTTCTGTAATTACCTTTTGAGTTTTTACAGAACGGTTTTCAAGTACCGCTGGTAGATACTTTTCAAAAGCATTTTTCAGACGAGGTGTCTGTACGCTTTCAAGCAGATTCTTCATAATTTCTTGTTTCTCTTTGTTGAGAGGAGCAAGCAGGTCGCTCATAACGCTTTCACGTTCGTTGCTTTCCTGAATACGACGAATCTCTCTATTTTTGCTTTCGACGACCACACGGGCCTGCTCAGCAATCTGTACTGCCTTAGCGAGCTTGGAATTCTTCTCAGCGATTACACTGTTTAACTTACGTACTTCAGCGTTCTCGTTGAGATGTGTTGCTCCAAATTCTGCTGCATAGGCTTCAAAAATACGACGACCAAAATTGTTCTCACGAGCAAGTTTGATGTCTTCACGCAATTGGTGTAGTTCGGCCTTGAGATGCTTGGTAATGGCCTGAGTCATTTTCTCTGAAGATTCTTTGACAAATCTTGTTTTGAGTGATTCAAGCTTCACACGAGCGTCACGAACCAAGCGAACTTGTGTTTCCACAACTTTCTTCTTGTCCTGTGCAAACTCAGTGATTTCATTTGCAAGAGCACGAACAACGAAGTTTTCTAGTTTTTCTAGGCTTTCGTTGTGAGTCTTGCGGTCTTTACGCAGTTCGCCAATTTCTTCAGCAAGTTTTGTCACCATAAAGTTGTTGAACTTTGTAGCTGACTCTTTCATCTTGCCTTGGAACTTGACACGATCCTCTGCCAGTGCTTGCTTTTCAGCAGACACAGCAGCGATCTCTGTTTGTAGACCTTCGGTTACCATGCGATCTAGGGCTTCAACCATCACGGATTTATCGTGTTCATAGCGTTGTGCAAATTCCTCGCGGAGTTCTGCACGTACCTGTTCTTTGGCTTCTGACAGCTTTGATTCCCAAGCTTCGTTGAGTTCTTTGCTGACATCTTCATTGATCAGGCCGCTATCTAGTAATGGTTTGATGGCATCTAACATTAGTAGATTCTCCTAAATCTTGAGATCTTTGATCAGGCGTTTAATTTCCTGTTTCAAATATCTCTGTACTTTGTCGTCCGAACCAGCTTCTTTTGCAATCTCCAACACTCTATGTCCGTACTTCATATTCATGAGACCTTCATAGACTGCTGTGGGGTATGCATTGGGTGCGCTGGGTTGGGCAACTACATCAACAGTGACAATTTCAAAATCACTGACATGTCCTGTGTGATCGTTAACATTTCCGCTTCCGCGGCTGCTAACGCCTAATTTCACACCTGCGTCCAACATAGTTTTAACCAGTTGTCCCATGGGTGTGGGTAATATCTTTAATTTTCCGTATCCGTCATCGCCATCCATCCACATGTGTTGAATCATATGGCTCACACGATCTAAGTTAACTTTTAAATCATCTGGATGATCAACTTCGCCCAACACGCTTTGTCCATTCTTAATTTGCTCGGTAATTGTGTTGACTGCACGAGCAATTTCGCGTGTTGGATAAACTCTTTCATTGGCGTTGCGCTGATTACCTTGGATGCAGATACCCTTCATGTAGAGACTTTTGCCAGACCCATCTGGAGCGTCTTCATTGATCAGCTCAATTTGGGCCTGGTTAAAGTTTAGATGTTCTCTAAGGTATTTGCTCACGATTTATTAAGCCTTGCCAACTGGGCTTTTGGTATTAACACCAGTAGCCTGTGCCAGGTGTGGCTTGGTAGCTGGGCTTAGTTTAACACCTGAACGAGCAGGAGCATTTTGTACGTCACTGATCAGATCCTTGGTTGTAGGAGCTGGACGACCTTTTGCTTCTGTTCCAGTTGCTGAAACTGGCCTTGCTGCCATACCTGCTGCACCACTGTTAGCTGCATACACAGCTTTCTTGTTGATGCCACCTTCTTCGGAAGTTGTTGGCTTTGGTGCTGCTTTGAGGCTGACAGCTTCCATCATGCCTTCTTCTTCTTCGTCACCAAAATTAACTTCTTCTTCGTCGCCCATGCCGTCTTCGCCGTCAAGTTCAACGTCAAGAGTTTCTTCGTCGCCCATGTCATCCATGCCCATGTCGTCGCCCATATCGTCACCACCTATGTCGTCGCCGCTCATGAGAGCTTCAAATTCAGACATAAGTTCATCTAGCTTATCTTCAATATCCATTAGCTTGTTTTCAACATCGGCACCACCTTCGTCACCCATGTCGTCGCCTTCGCCTTCCATGGACATGCCTTCTTCTTCCATTTCAACGTCGTCAATTAAGTCATCTGCAGCATCGCCGCCCATGGACTCTTCAACTTCTTCTTGGTCGTCGTCAGCTTCGTCGGCTTCCATCATTTCTTCGTCGTCTTCGGCTGCTTCAACTACTTCTTCGTCATCCATCATTTCTTCGTAGATTTGGCGTGACTTTGCCACTACAATATCATGAAATAATTCACGGGCTTTATCTTCCTCGTCGTTGATCACAAATTCAATCAGTTGTTCGAAATTTTTACTCATTTGTATTAGCTCCTCATGGGGTTAGGTTTCATTTGTCCCCATTACGGGCAAATGTATAGATATATTTACAAAAGAATTAGAATATTACCGGGTTATGGTGGTTTTTTTGTAAAAAAATTGTAATTTTTACAAAATTTTTAAATTACATCATTGGTTGTGCTGGAGGAGCATATTGAGCACGAATATCTTTGAGACCTTGTTCAAATTCATATTTTCTCAAATCATTCATTTTTCTCAGCTTGTTGAGTTGCTTGAGGGTCAAACGAGTTTTGCGCAGGTTTCCAAGACGAGGAGCACTGTTGTCTTGTGCAATGTCTTGGAAAGCTTCTGGCGAACGCTGATATAACTCGTTAAGGATCATACTGTATTTATACGCCGCCGCCTGGAGTTGCTGGTGCTCCGCCTGGGGCTGCTGCTGCCATTGGTGCTCCAGCTGTGGTAGGTATACCCCCGGCTTCGCCTGGTGCCCCACCTAGCTGATCAATGCCTGCTAGTTCTTCACCGGTGGTGATGTCAGATTCCATGCCCGCTGGGGTAACTCCAATACTACGCAAATCTTGTCCTTGCGATGTTTCAAGTTCAGGCTTGCTGCGTTCTTCTTTCCAGAGTTTTGCATTTTCCGAAATCTCTTCTTCGGTGAGCCCAAGATAGCGTTTCATGAGAAAACGTTTGCTTAGATACGGCAGCGGCTCCACTGACGTAAATGCACTGATACGTACTGTATCCAACTCACTCTGGCGGTAACTGGCAAAATTCTGCGGTGGATTAAATTTGATGTCAAACAATCCACTGTCAATATTAAATCCACGCCAGGTCAAAAACATCTTGAATTCATCATCAAGTTTCTGACAAATCAATGCCTGCAGTCGCTCGCAATACTGATTAAATCTGTACTCTTGTATCAAGGCAGTACCTACCTTACCGTCGTTCATTGCACGATCTGAATCGTCTGGGCCAGTGGGCAAGTAACTGCTGGGCACACGCAGACCGCGAGCCATCTTGTTGTTGAAGTATTTTAAATCGTCAATTTCGCCTAGATTTTGTCCGCCTGGCAGGGTATCAACTGTGGATCCACGACCGTCAGCAGTCTGGGGGAAGAAGTAATCTTCGCCAACACTGAGTGGATTATAACTGGAATCCATCATGTTGCCGCCGCCACCTTGTACTGTGGGAATCCTACGCTGATGCATTTCGTTTTTTACACGTTCCACAAAGGCCATGGCCATGTGCGATGGCATGTTGCCCACATCAATCTTGAAGATTCTACGCTCCGGTGCACGTTGCACACGATAGATCAAGATTGAGTCTTCCAACAATTCTTTTTGTTTGAAAACTTTGAAAATATTTTCCAACACACTTTGACCAAATGGCCAAAACGGATCTAAACCCTCGTTCAAGCTGATGTGTACGATGTGCTTGGCATCCAAACAACTTTCATTCATGGCCCGACTAAATCTGCTGCCACCACCACCAGCGCCACCTTGGTTGGGCTGTGTGTAAGATAAGTTTGTTTGTGATCCACCGGTGGGCGGATTCACCATGTAATCTTGCGCAGTTTTTTGCGCAATGGTCATGCTTTGAAAGTTAGGATTAATATCTCTAATAATATATTGCTCAGGACGTTTGCCTTCGCTCTCATTGACAATCACCCGTGACACTTTGGTCATTTCAACCCAGTACATTTCAAATGTTTCTGGGTCTCTCACAAATACTTGGTCACCGTATTTGATAGCATTGCGGAACAGTTTAAAAATACGTTGATCTAACTTGTTGAGCTTGACCCATTGCTGCAACTGCTTTTTGATAATTTCTACTTCGTGATCTGTGGGTTTATCTTTGAATTTTATTTCAAATGGGGTGTCATTGTGCTCATTGAGCTGTGTAGAAAATTCACTGATAATGTCCAAACATGCATTGATCTCACTGTCAGAATCCATGTTTTCATATTGATTATAACGTTCAATGCGATTGGGGTGACCGGTGTAAACCTCGGGCAGCCTGCTGGCATAGTTGCGAAAAGCAAACTCAGTCTGCGCTGCATAGTTGGGATTACCGTTGGTCAATGCGCCACTAATTGGACTCATCTGACCAGTTGTGTCAGCTACTTTGAAGAATTTTTTCCATGCCATAGTGTATTATTTACCGTTAGGCCCGTTGTACTCGCAGTAACTGACCAACCAAATCATTTTGATCACGTTGCAGTTTTACCATGTCAAGCAGTGCTGAAAGAAGATCGGTTCCACTGCTGGATGAGCTAGTAGTGGAAGATGATGTGCGTTTTAATGCTTCTGAAAAACTTTCAATAATTTTTTCAGTGTCAATGGCAATTGGAATACTTTGACCGTTGGGCAAGGGCAATATTGCTTCACGCCCGTGCATCACTGCAGCATAGCCAGTGCGTGGTCCTTCAAAAATTCCACCATATCTACCTTCAGGTACACTGGCGTGAAAATGCGGTCCGGTTGCCTTGCTGCTGGGATCATGGTATTCATCTTTAGCAACTCTGGCTCCCATGCTTTTTAACATATCAACTATTCTTTGACCTTCTTCACGACTGGGTCTCTTGTTAAGAACAAAATCCACTGACAATCCTTGGGCATGTCCACTGTTAGGTATTTCCTCTCGATGATAGTTGTCATTGAACCCAGTGAATCCAGCAAAGCCAGGTATGTTAGATTTGATTTGTTTGGCTAACTCAATTAATTTGTCGGATAGTTGCGCACCTTCTGCCTGCCGATCTCCCTTCTCTCCACCTTTGCCTGTTAGAGTCAACCCCAAGGCCGCTAGACTCTGATTGCTGTGTGCAGTATAACCCTTTCGCGGCGGGGCACCTGGTGCTGCTGCAGCAGTTCCTGCTGGCACTTTTGCTGGTGGGGTGCCTCCAGGAGCAGGCGCAGCTGGTGCTGATGGTTTTTCTTCAGTGCCGTAATTTTTATCAAATGCTCTTCTCTTCTCAGCATTGATATCTTTTATGCTACGCTTGGCTTCGTTGACTTTTTCTTTTTCTTGTAAGGCCTTGATTTTATCTTCTAGACTTTTCTGATATTCTGGACCGGACTGCAAACTTCGACCAGACTCATCAGTAGGGCCACCCACAACTCCAGATTTCTTGAAAGCAGCAAGTTCTTTTTCCGCGCCTTCTTTGTCTTCTTTTAGTTTTGTTGCGTAGCGTTCGTCGTAGGTTTTTCTTTCTTTCTTTAATACGTCATAATTTATCCAGTCAAAGAAATCACTGAATCCTTCCATCATGTCAAACAGAGTTGAACTCAACGATTTCCAGATGGCAGATAGTCCAGCAGTCATCTTGCCAGCCACTTCGACGAATTTTTCAATGACGCCTTGCAGACTCTTTGCAGCTTCTTTTTGGTCTCGTCGTATTGCAACCTGTCTATCCTTTTCTGCGTCTTTGCCTGTTTTAGTTGATTCTTCTACGTCTATCCTGGCATCCTTCAGTGCTTTGCCAAGATTACCGTTTGCTCGTCGACTATCGTCGGCTTGATCAGCCAGCACACCAAAAGTGTCACTCATGTCACCGGCATTGACTTGAAGGGCTAAAAACTTATTCTTAGTTGGATCCATGGCCCGTTGCAACTGCGTCATGGCTTCTAATTCATCAATCTTGCCTTCGTTGAATTCTCGGGCAATTTTCACTGATTCACCATTTGTGACTAGACTCAACTGCTGAGCCTCATTGCTTTGTAGATAATTTGTTAGGGTATTTCTCATCGCTTTGGCTGTACTTGGAGTAAATGCAGCGGCCATTGCTTTGTTTAATGTTGTCAGTCGTTCAGCTTGTTGAGTTTCACCATTGGCTCTCAGCAATTCAATTTTTGCTCGGAATTGCTGTTCTCGCATCAATGCTGCTTGTTCTTGCTCAATTGTCTCTCGTTGTTTTCCGGTGATAGTAGCTAGTGCTTCAGTCTCCATGATATATTTTCTAGCACTGGCTGCAAGTTGTTCGTTGGTCTTGCCTTGGATTGTACCAAGTTTAGCACTATAATTGATATAGTTCAGGACAGACTGATTCTGCGCCTCAGTGCTCAATCCCAGTCTCAGCAGCGGATCACGATACTCGGTAAACGCATGCATCAAGTCTGCTGTGGCGTTTGCACCTTTGTTTACCGAGCCTTTGTAATAGGCCAATACCTCTGAATTTTTAGCCAGTTGACTGATAAAGTCGCCAAGTCCTTCGTCAGCTTCGCCTAGTGTATAGTCAAAATCCCTGGCTTTGTTCCTTAATCCTTGTAATGTTTCACCAGCTGAGCCACCAACCTCGGCCATTTTTTTGTAGGATTCAAATGTCCGATCGGACATTTTATTGGCTTCACCTAAAACTTTGACAAATGCCATCAAAGCCAGACCTGCTAATTTTATCGCAGGACCGCCAAAAACAAACATAAAAGCAGTGACTACACCAGTAGCTGCTTCCATTATACCGTTGAATTCTTTTAATCCTTGCCGGCCATCATAGGTTGATTTGACCAACTGTTTGAACTCTGCACCAAGCTGATCTGCAGCACCTGTAAGAGCCTTGGTAGCTCCTTTGGTGCCAATCTGCATGTCGCGAAGCCGCTCATTTGTGTGGGCGGTCAGGTTTCCATAGGTTCGCAACTCTTCATTTACTTGCTGTTGCAACTGTAGTCGTTCTTGTTCAGTATAATCTGCCATGGTGCTCTCGTGAAATATAAGTACTTTATCTTATATTTATGGACACAAAATGACCCAACCAAACAACCCTTTAAATCACTATTTTCGGCAGCCATCCATCTATGTGCAATTACCCAGTGGCGGGAAATTTTGGCCGCCCGGATCGCTGACACTGCCCGAAAATCATGAATTGCCTGTGCTGCCCATGACTGCAATTGATGAAATCACTTATCGTACCCCTGATGCGCTATTCAATGGGCAGGCGGTGGTTTCAGTTATACAGAGCTGTTGCCCGGGCATTAAAAATGCCTGGCATTGCCCAGTAGTAGATGTTGACACCATACTAACTGCTATTAGAATAGCAAGTTATGGGCACGAGCTGGAGTTAGAAACTACTTGCCCAAAATGTGATCACGAAGATGAATACCAAATTGATCTAAGATCAATAATGGCAGGGCTGCGATTGCCCGACTACAATAAAATAGTAAACTATGGTGATCTTGAAATATATTTTGAACCAATCAGCTATCAACAGTTGCACAACACCAATGCAATGCAGTTCCAGGATCAAAAAACTATTCAAAATCTCAACGACGTTGACATCCCCGAAGAAGAAAAAATAAAAATCTTAACAGATGCAATGAAACAGATCACGGAACTCACTGTGAAAATGCTAGGAATGTCTATCAGTATGATCAAAACACCTGATACCATGGTCACAGAAAAAACTCACATTGAAGATTTTTTAAAGAACTGCGATCGCAAAATTTTTCAAGAAATTAGGGATCATATCGTATCACTGCGCGAAGAAAGTGACTTCAAACCGTTGTCTCTTAAATGTACCAGCTGTGCTTACGAGTACCGTCAGGCATTTACATTGAATCAATCTAATTTTTTCGGCAACGCCTCTTAACTTCTGGTCCGGAAGAAATTGAGGCAATGATCACTTCTATGGACACAGAGGCCACGGGTATACGGCGGGAAGCAATCAGGATGAGCTGGTATATGCGTGGCGGATTGACCTACGAACAGGCTTTGAATTTAAGCTGGGAAGAGCGAGTTCAGATCAATGAATTGATCAAAGACAATCTTGAAACCACTAAAAAATCTGGACTACCTTTCTTCTAATGGACTTTGAACAAGCCAAACAACACATCAAACAGTGGATCACAGACTTTGTTGAGAAGCCCAACCCTGCACTCAACAACTGGGCACCGTGCCCGTATGCTCGTCAGGCACGACTGGCCAACACCATTGCTATTGTGCCAGGCAATGATCCCTACTTTGATTTAGTAAATCACTGGCGCTGGGGTATGCAGGAACGTGAGGTTGTGGTGTTGGTGTATGACCCCAGGGTCGTCAGTGCTGACCGTTTGGAAAACTGTGCGCTGATGGTGCAGGTCAACTATCTTGACAACAAAAACATGCTGGCCTTGACTGATCACCCAGACTCGCCAGAAGTCATCAACGGTGTCACCATGAACCAAGGACAATACGCATTGATATTCTTACAAGACAAAACAAAACTTGATGTGGCAGCACAACAGTTATCCCACAAAGGCTATTATCAAGACTGGCCCGAAGATTACCTACAAGGCTTGTTTGCACATCGGCAGGACCCTAGACAGTGACTTATCAATTTGCCAGGATCAATCTTGACGAGACCAACTACACTGAATCTGTGGAGTGGCGATATCTCGAACCCACCCCCGAAGTATGTCAGCAGTTAGATGACATCTACAGAACCTATTGCATTTACAAAAAGTTTGGATCTGTGATGCCGATGTTTCCAAGTCGTTATCGTGATCCCCAGGCTGATATTATTGGTTACTATGACAATGACAAACTAGTAGCCTGGAGTTTGATACGTAGGTTAGATGATCGCAATGCCTTGTGTGATCAATTTGCATGGACATATCATCGTCCTAGACTAAGGCTGGGCATTGAAACAATGAAAACTGAATGTGCTATCTACCGGGCACGAGGTTTTGACTATTTGTATCTTGAGCAAGCACACTTGTACAAGAGTGAAATAGATGGATTTGAAATTTTGGGACCAATGACATAATGGACTTATACACTATCTGGGCTGACAAAGAGGGCGACATCACTGAACTTGAATGGGTTACCAACATGCGCAGCTTCTTTGATCATCTTGTGGAAGAAAACAAGATGGAAAGTTATAGAATCACACGTTGCAAGATGGGATTCAGATCAATCCCTGACATGCCTGAATGGATGATCATCATGGAATTCACGGGCATGGCACAGATGGACGAGGCTTTTAAACGGGTGGCACCACTCAAAGGTGAGCTTGAAGACAAGCATCGTAGCTTCAATCAATTTGTGTCAGGCAACATACAACACGCACTGTTTAGAGATTGGCCTGATGACATCTAAAGTAGTATGTGTTACCAGTTCAGCACCTGTGGGGGCTACGTTTTTAGACTGGAGCCTGCACTGGCTCTCAGGTCATCACAAATTCTACAACGTTGAGCAACAGGCATGGATACCACTGACAGACTCTCCCATTGACAACAACAACGCACATCAGCATTTGAAAAATCACCCCACAGGGCACAGCGAATTTTTATCAGACCTTGCTGACTTACAACAAACAAACACCAAAACTTTTCACTCTGTTTACCCAGCACCGGTACCACCAGAAATAGTAGCACTAGGGTTGGGGTTTACTGAGCAACGCATGCAGGACCCTCAAATTTGGCAGTATCTGTTGACCACCTGTGACATTGACTACGCCCAAATAATTCAATCTTGCAGCACACACAATGTTCCTGTGATTTATCTGTCACCGACTACACCTAACCTGACTTATCATTCACTGGCGTTGAATCGAGCCAAGTATCAGACCAAGGTAGGCGAAAGTATAGATTACAATGATGATATGTTCATAGCAGTTCACCAATGGTTTTTTGCCAATAAAATACTGAGCACTGATCCAATCTGGGACCAGAGAGAAATGCTGGCATTGAATTTACAAGTTGACAAATTTAATCCCAACAACGAGATGATAGACTTCTCCAATCCACATCTTTGGGTCAACTGCGAAGAACTATGGCATGATGGAGAATCTGTAGTGAGGAGATGTCTACAGTACATTGACGAATCTCTAATAGAAACTCAGATGGCACATTGGAGAGTGGTATATCAGCAGTGGCAACAAATACAACAGCAAATCTTAAAATTTTGTTACGAATTAGATCACATTGTCACAGCCACAGTCAAGGGATGGCATTATCCATTGCGTCCATTGACACTGTTACAAGAAGCAATTATACAACATCGTTTGATTTATCAACACAATCTCAATATTCGTAATTGGCAACTTGAATCATTTCCAGACAACACTCAAAAGTTACATACATTGTTAGAGCCTAATCAACACGCTTTGAGAACTACTTCGTAGTTCTATTGATTTCACTTCGTTCATCAATATATTGTTTTTAGAGATATCATCCAGATAAAGCAGTCACTCTTTGCCCTGGGCGGGCAAAGAAAAATGCGACATCATCCGAGTATCACAGTCACTAGCATTAGGGTGTTTAGCAGAGGCGGTTGTCCGGTACCTCCATCCCCGTCTTTATTACAACGGCGGTTTATCAACAAGATGCTAGTCCTTGCCAACAAACGTGCTTGATCGCTCAAGCGTCTTTTTTGCCTTTTGTTCTTTTCAAACAACTAAATCGCGGCGTTTGCGATCTTCATCCTTTCGGGTAGTAGTTGAGTGCTCACTAGCGCGGTGAGTCTTCCGTCCCTGTGATCTGAGATCCAGGTCTAGGGCACACGATGTTGGCCTGTGCTAGCCTTAGTTGCTTAGTTTGCCTTTGATATGCGAGCCATGGACGCGAACTTGAATATGACCATTGTAGTAGTCATCTGATTCCAGCACACGTCTTGAGAATTGTTCACGAGCCTCTATATAACTGCATTCCGATTTGGTTTTGCAATAATACAATATTTCGCGGGAGAAGTTTTCTATGCCTAGTTGCTCTATGTCTTTGGAGAGTTCGGGTGATGAGCCATAATATGTTTGCCAGTCTGAATCTATTGTACCTCTGATTTTCTTGCGCTTTTTGTTACCGTTTTTAAGTTTAACCACTCGATAAGTTGTTCGTTTAAATCTTGCTAGTTTTTTACCAATATACTTTCTGCCAGTTGTGTTGTTTGTAATAATATAAACAAATCCCGCACAATCTTCAGGCAGCGATTCTACTACAAGAGATTCAAAGAGCCATGACATATAGCATAATTTATCCCTTTACCACTGAGTTGCATATTCTTCTGTGACCACAGCAGCAGCACATTTGGTTTGACATTCAATCCAGCCGTAAGTTCGGAACTCATCTTGCCAGAAGTCGTCAGCGAGAACCTGTTGCAAATCCTGCGTATGTAGGTTGTAATGTTGCCCCAACTGCTGCCAGGGCTGGTTATGCTCATAGCGATTAGCCACCCAACAGCAAGGATAAAAATTACCCTGTGCGCTGATATAGAGACCTTTATTGCCAATTGAGCACAAAGGTCTCACATTGTTTTGTACTTGACTATCTGTGTAAAGTTGGCGATTTATGGGCCAAATCGCAGTACTGCGACCCGTAAAATCAGTGACTTCACGTTCAAATCGCAAGGTATTGCTGATTAGTTCGTCCCGAGGTTGCAGCTGATCTACAGGTCCGTAACTAGGGTAGATTTTATAGAACTTGGTGCTGCGTGTCAACTGAAAACGATCCATGCCCAACTGTTGAGCTTGTCCCGCCATCTGTTCTAGATGCTGCTCGTTAAATGCAAATGCAATTGCAGCCCAAACTATTTGACATTCGCTGGCTGCTCGCAGTGTTTGAATCCCGGTCATGATGCTGTGATAGTTGCTGTTGACACGATACTGATTGTTGGATGCATCATCATAGCCATCAATGCTGAAATGTACACTGTCCTGGACATCCAACAATCTTCCCAGCTCGTGCCACCAGTCCGGATCTTTGTAACTACCGTTGGTGACAATTACAATTTCAATAGTGGGTTTGGTATTTTTAAAATACTTGATGACTTCCAACAAGTCATGTGCATAGATAGGATCGCCATCGTCACCACAGAACGTAAGTTTCTCTACATGCTCTAGAATAAACGATTCAGGAAAGTTATTCCAGAAGAACTCTAACTCAAGTTCAGTATTCTTAAATCCATCAGGCACTTCTTGACGAGCGCAACGTGGGCATCGCAAGGTACACTTGCTAGATATCTCAATATGCCAGTGCCAAAGTGCTAGACTCATACTGTTTCAATGTCCGTGTTGTATTCTGTAAAACCATTGCTCTTGACAACTTTGAGAATATTCTCAACTCGTCCAGCAAGTTCATCGCGATGTGACACCAACCAAATACTCTTGCTGCGTTCACGACTCATCTTCTTCAACAATGCAAGACTGTTTTCAACACCTTGTGTGTCCATACCTGAATCAATCATCTCATCAATAAACAACAAATTGATGGGACGATATAAACTTTCCCAGACATCACGGAACGCCCAACTCATGCTGAGTATGAGACGATTGCGTTCGCCACGACTTAGATTATCAAAATCAAGTTCACGGCCTAGCTCTTCAATTTGCACAGTGAGATCGTTTTGGAACACAACTGTATGCGGCAATCCAATCCTATCAAGATAGTGTGTGAGTCTGGCATTGAGATAACTGAGATTTTGTTCAATGATCTTTTTGCGTATAAATGAATCCTTCTGCGTTAACAGCTTCAACAAAAATTCTTGATGATCCTGTAATCGGGTGAATTCGTTTAATGCGTCATATTCAACGGACTGCACAGCCTGCGCAGTCATGTCGGCGATTTGATCAACATAAGGATCAATTTCGTTTTGTTTGGACATGAGTTGGCTCAGCACATGAGCCATACTTGATCGATGTTCATAGGCATCAGACTCCTGATCGTAGAACACACTGGGTTGAGTACCCAACACACCAAGTTCTCTCAAGGCATCAGTATGTTCCATCCATTGCCCGTTTATAGACAACGCCTGCATTGCTGCTTCAGACAACGCTTTTCTTTTGGCTTCTAATACTTGTTCGTGTTTGCTGTCATGAAACGCTTGTCCGCAACTGTGGCAAGTGTGTTGTTCAAGACTGGCAATCTCCGACTTTAGTTTTTCAATATCTTTCTTTTCCCTGGCTTCATCTAAATCACAGCGTTTGATCCAAGCTGTGAGATCGGCCATGGCTTTTTTCTTGACGTTGTATTCGGTGAGTGCTTGATGGGCTTGTAATTCGGCTTCAATGTCAACTTTACCAAGTTCATCGTAGGCTGACTGAAATGCAGCAACATCCTCGTCACGTTTCTTTTGCCAGAGTGTCTGTCTGCGTTGAGCCGCAGCAATCTGTTCTTCAATACGCTTGTTGGCTTCTTGTACAGCACGTATTCTAAATTCTTCTTGCTGGATGGCATCTTTGGTTTGCTTGTTGAGCTCTTTGATACGATCAGCCCGTTCACTCAGCAATGTAATGCCCAATAACTGTTCAATGATTACACGTTGATCATTGGCCTTGAGACTTAAAAACGGTTCAGTGTAGGTGTTCAACGCCACGACATGACGAAACATATCGTGGCTCAGTCCCAGCAGCCTCTCTATGGCATCCTGAGTTTCTCGCGAATCACCCTGCGCTTCATCATCAGCAGAGGTCTGTTCGTTGTCAACATAAAACTTTAGAATATTGGGTTTGCGACCACGCTCAACACGATAGGTCTTGCCATCAAGGTCAAAGTCCAGACTTACCAACATATTTTTACCGTTGGTTTTGTTGATGAGATTGTCTTTACGAATGTTGGTCAGTGCTTGTCCGTACAGCGCAAAACTCAAGGCATTGATGATAGTGGTTTTACCAGTGCCGTTTCTGGACCCGTCACCACCTAGGTCAAGATTTTCTCCCAACACCAAAGTAAGATCACGACGATCAAAGTCAACCGCTTGTGTGGCATTACCCACACTCATGAAGTTTTTGACGGTTAAATTCTTTATGTTAATCAACTGTGATTCCTTATTATAACAGTTATTATACAGTATATGTGGTGAAAGAACTATGTTTTTCTAACTTATCTATTAAAAATTTAGAAAAAAATTCGTGTGCCGCCGGCCCAGGGTGCCCGTGTTGCCGATATAACTGGTAGTCCTTAGGTCGAAACCCGTGCGCCAGCGCATAAGAGCCAAAACTAAATTGCCAAGGATCAATGAAACTAACATCCTGACGTATTTCTTCTACCAATGTAGACAAGAACGGAGAATCGTACCCCACAACATCTGCTCCGGGCAACACGTCAACATTTGAAAATATCAACAAATTTATGTTGTGTTGCTTGGCCCACCCAGACAGCATCAATAAGTGTGTCAACAGATTTGAAATCTCGGCTTCGGGCGAATAGTGTATCAGCCAGTTTTTGTAGTAGTCTCTCACTGCAGGCTCGGTCATGAGATGTATGTCAGGTACACGGGTATCAATCAGGCCCTTGAGACTCCAGTTAATTTTTTGATGATCAACACAGATAGAATGAAAATGTCCATCGTTTCTTTGAGCTGGAAGATCCGGTTGCCAAAGCTCAACTCTTGAAATAAAAGATAATCCAACCAACGCTACAATGTTGTGATGTTGTTTTTTTAATTCTAACAAATCTCTCAAGGTGGTACGAATTATGCGCTGATTACAACTATTCAGCAGACCACGATTGACCACTGCCGCTCCAAAGTGCTCACTGACATAGTCGGCATAAGTGGAATGTTCTTGTGGAGCACCAAAACTACAAGAATTGCTGTACACAACCATATTATAGTTCTTGATAGATTTTTAACAGTAGTTTTGAATCATAGAATTCAGATTCTATGTTAGTGAGTTGATCTGTAACAATTTGATCCACTGACTCAAATCTTATTTCTCCTGGCGCCATGTCAACATCTATGGCAGCACTCTTGTTGGGAATCAAAGCCATCTCACGTAGGTGGTAGTCTTTGATAAATGTTTCTTTGATAAAGTTTGCTTCTTCATAGCTGATGTCTATGTCAAGCTCAACTCTAACGTGCATATTCTTGGCCAACACTGTTGGCGCATTGTCAATGACATCCGACAGTCTCAGCACACGATACCGAGGTTGATCAGGCCAAGCATGGTATACTGGCTCTTGCCCCCAATCAATAATCATTGCACCGCGCTCATCATCAAAGTTATCGGCAAAGTTGTGCGGAAAGCAGTTGCCAATGTAGGTGATGTTCTTATAAGTTTGACGTTTGTGGAAGTGGCCAGAGAACACATGACCAATGCCACCAAAGTCTTCGCGTTTGATTTCACCATGATCCGGCATTTCAACCATGGCATTCATTTTAAAGTGCGGCAGTTCAAAATGACCAAACATGTACTTGGCTGATAATTTTGGTATGCGTTTGTAGTCTCCGCCTACTAACCAAGGGGACACAATAACATCACCGTCGTGTAGCCAATCATTACAAATGACCACATTCGGTAAATGTTTAGCCCACTCAACACTTTGGATATCGCGTCGGTCACGATAATATAAGTCATGATTACCAGGAATGAAAAACACACGATCGAAGTTGTCGTTGAGATGTTCCAGAGCACGGAGACTATAGTTAAGAGTGACAATATTGATACTAGCACGATGATTATGCCAGTCTCCAAGAAACATAGCTGTTTCACAGTTATTTTCCTTTGCTAGTTTAGTTGCCCATTTGACAAAAGCCAAACAGTCATCATTGTGAGTTTGACTGTTTGACTTTAGTCCAAAGTGGATGTCAGTGAATACTACTGCTTTTTTAAATAAGTTGGCCATATGACAACATTATACTAGTCGTCCTGTGGTATTGCAACCGGAATGGACATCACTGCCCCGGAACTTTTGCCGGAATTTTGTCTAGTCCAACTTGGGTTCAATCCGTTCATCTCCAATATGTCATCACGTATGTTTTGCATTTTCTTTTCAATGTTCAA